GCTCTACATGCTTGGCAATAAGATCGCGCAGGTGGCTGATGCGACTGCCCCAACTGATGCGCTGAACATGCGCACAGGTGATGTGCGGTATCTGGCAGCAGGTGGTGGCCCGTTCTTGCCATTGACTGGTGGGACGCTGACTGGTCCACTTGTCTTGCAGAACATGGGCACGTCAACGGTTGGTGCGATAGGACTTGGTGATACGGCGCATGGCTTCGCACGTGTTGGCGAAGAAGTGCTGACAGTCATTGCTGGGCAGAATGTTGGTGGTTGGGATGTCAATGGACTGAAGTTGACTTACAACTTGGACATGGCTGGTCTAAAGATCATCAATGTCCAAGCACCACAAGCAAATCTCGACGCGGCGAACAAAGCATATGTGGACAGTAAGAGTGGCACTGCTGTCGCTGTAGTCACAGTGGCTGATACACCACCGACGATAGGCAATGGTATCCTGTGGTTCGACAGCGTTGGTGCTCGCCTGTATGTTGGCTACAATGATGGCAACTCGACACAGTGGGTATTGGTCTGATGGCGACAACGACACCGTTCCTCAAGTTGCAGTTGCCTCCGTTTGACACGATCCCATGGGATGATGCTGTCAACGGCAACATGACCATCATCGATGCGTTCATCGCAAGCTACATGGCTGTGCCGAACTACACAGGCCAGTGGGTGAATGCCACACAATACATCGCAGGTCAGACTGCGCTTGATAGTAGCAATGCCACGATATACCAGGCACGGGTGACGCACACGAGTTCGGCACTGCCCACAACGTTCGCACAGGATCGTGCAACGTATCCAGGCTACTGGCTGGCAACATCCAACGTGTCTAGCCCCATCGTGGTGATCACGATCAGTGATGTCGCACCGGTCAATTCTAAGACTGGCGACTTGTGGTTCGATAGTGTGGGAACACAGCTATACATACGGTATAGCGATGGCAACTCAGTGCAGTGGGTTGTCGTCGCCAACACAGGCACGATTGGTGACGCACCAATTGACGGGCACACGTATGCACGCAAGAATGGTGCTTGGGTGCAGATTTCGTAGGGGTCAGACATGGCATTCGATTTCCCCAATTCACCCAGCACAGGTCAGCGCGTCACGGGCGCAGGTGGCATCGTATACGTGTGGGATGGTGTGAAGTGGACTAGCAGTATCGGTAATCTCACCGTGCAGTCGATGGGAGATATTGGTCGCAATCTGATCCACAATCCACTGTTCAATGTGGCACAGCGTGGAGCGGGGCCGTGGATTGCGACTGCGTATACGGCGGACAGATGGGGCTTGTATTTTCTCAATGGCACTGCTCAAGTTAGTATTCTTGCGGAAGCAGCAGGTGCTTGGGTTGGAGATGAAAGCGGCACGAATGTTCTCCAATGCAACTTCGCAGGCAGCGCAACGGCTGGATCGACCTTACAGATATATCAGCCCATCGAAGGCGTTAGGCGACTATCTGGTAAAACAGTTACCGCTAGCTTTTGGGCATCGGCCTCTGTCGCTGGATTAAAACTAGGACTGTCACTCGATCAGGGATTTGGCACCGGTGGATCACCGTCGGCGGGAGTTCCTGGCACCGTTCAGGCAGTCACATTATCTACTACACCAACGCGATATTCATTGACGTTCAATGTGCCGTCGGTAGCTGGTAAGACGTTAGGAACTAACGGCAATGATGCGACGACATTCGATTTCTTATATTCCAGCCAAGCTGTTGCAGCCGTTGGCGTGCAATCCGGCATCATACAGTTATGGGGCGTTCAGCTAGAGGTCGGGTCCGTGGCGACACCGCTTGAGAAGCCCGATCCGCGCTATGATCTGGCGAACTGCCAGCGGTTTTATCAGTGGGCAGATGCTCATGCGATAGCAACAGCAGCAGCCGGAGGGGCGTATATAGGAGATGGCGCATTATTCGCTGTTCAAATGCGGGGCGTTCCTACGCTATTACCTGGAACAGTTCTTTCGCCTGATATGAATATAGGCACGGTGAACTTTGATGTAGCGACGCCACGAGGCTGTCGTGTTTGGGCACAGTCGGCAGGGGCTGGGCAGGCGAGCTTTTCCCGAATGGTTATAGCGTCGGCAGACCTCTGAGGACACCATGGCACAGTCATCATCGGAGCCTAAGTAGTGTATCTGAACAAGACCAGTGGCAATCTGAACCCTCGCGGTCAACAGCCGCAGAGTAACATGCAGGTGTCCACCGTTCGGTCGTTCGAGGGTGGACTGAACGTCACCGACACCGACCTGAACATGTCACCGAAGTTCGCCAAGGTGCTAGACAACCTTGAGCGTAGCATTGATGGTGCACTCGCACTGCGTCCTGGCACGAAGTTGTTCAGCAATCAGTTGGGTGATCCTGCTGACATCGTGAATTGCTACTACTTCGTCGATCACATCATCACGATACAGACCACTGGTAGGATGTATAAAGTCGCTGGTGATGGCAGCGTTGTAGAGATGCTGATCGGTGCAGCAACGCCATGGCCAGCGGGCGTGACTGAGGTCAACTTCACAATCTTCAACAGTGACCTGATCATCTGCAACGGGCGCGACAAGCCACTGATCGTAAGTGGCGATCCAACCAACGCAAACTACCTGCTGGTGCAGTTCCTCGTTGATCTTGCTGAGATATCGAATGTCAACACGCCTGTCGGCAAGTATGTAATCGCACATTCACAGTATACATGCATTGCTGGTGTAGTGACTAATCCCAGCACATTGTTCATCAGCGCACGTGGCACGAGTGGGACATACTTTGGCGATCCGGCACCGAACGACGCTGTTAACGTTGACCTTGGTCCTCGCGTGTCTCTTGGTTCCGCTACGATCACTGGACTGGTGGCCTATCGTGACAAGTTGCTGGTCACGTTCGAGCGTGGAGTGTTGCCTGTCAACTTGGGTGTCTACACTGGCACGCCAGCAGTGCATACTCCCAGCGATGACGGCTTCATCGAAGAGTATGGGTGCCTCACGCACAGGTCGCTCATCTCAGTGGGAGACGATACCTTCTACTGCGACAATGTGGGAGTGAATTCGATCACGCGTGTGAACATGTTCAACACGCTACGACCTGTCAGGGCTAGTCACCTGATCGATCCCATGATCACAGGGATGGTTCAGCCACTGACACATGCACAGATCAGCAAGTCAGTGTTCGCAGTCTACGATCTGCGCCATTTCCGCTACATGCTGTTCGTGCCATCGTTTGCTGCGGATGGTGTGACCGTCAATGAGACCGTGTGCTTCAGTTTCACCAACATCCCTGCACTGAAGATACAAGCATGGGCACGTCTGCGCGGGTGGATATGGCAGGCAGCATGCAGGACTGCGTTGCAGAACGTGATCTTCGCACGCGGCAACAAGCTGTATTCGTATGACTTCGATAACCCGACTGTTGGTGCTGATCGACTGAATGATCCAGCGGTGAACAGTAGCAGTGGTGAGTCGATTGCATTCGAGTGGGAGATGCCATGGGCTGACTTCAAGCACCGCATGGATATCAAGCAGACGCGGTATCTCGGTCTGGATACGCAGGGCGATGCGGAGTTCACAGCAGAAGCATTCGTTGACAACATCATCACGTATCAGGGCGTTGATCAGCCGATGTTGCAGATGAACTTCATGGGCGGTGGTGTGGGCGGCTTCGGTAACGTGCCGTATGGTGACGCGCCGTATGGTGGTGGGCGACGCAGCAGTGATGAGCGACTGTATGCGTGGACCACGAAATTCAAGCTGATGAAGCTGCGGTTCTTCGGTGCGACCAAGCGCAAGTTGAAGTTCATCAGTGTGTCACTGGCATACGTGCATGGCGGCATCAGGCGATAGATGCAGTATGTTCCACTTGACATGGACAACCTGAGCTATGCGGTTGGACTTGCTAAGGAGTTGCATGGTCTTGGTACGTATGGACAGCACGGCCCTGTGTTCGACTGGAACTGGTGCCGCAACACGATGACCTACACGCTGAGTGATCCGAACTACTACTTCAGGCTGGCACGGGATGATGATGGTGGATACGTCGGCGCGGTGTGCGGCAAGGTCGTGTCCTTCTACTTCAGTCCACGTGGCATGGGTGTCGAGGATGCATGGTATGTGCGTGAAGGCACACCGAAGCGCGCTGCGATTGGCATGCGTCTCATGCGTGGCTTTGTCGATTGGTGCATTGATACCAAGGGCGCCATTCTCGTTCAATCAGGAGACGTTGCCGGTATTCGCACCGTCGCAGTCGATGCTCTGTATCGACACATGGGCTTCACACGGTTTGGCACCATCTACAAGTATGAGAGGATAGCGTGATGTTCACTGATGGTGGTCAGCCCGATCTGTTCTCTCGTGCTGCGTATGGTGGCGGTAAGGGTGGAGGTGGTGGAGGTGGTCAGCAGTATGTGCCACCGCAGCCACATGTGTATACCGATCCAGTGAATGGCATGACGTTCACCGATGATCCTGGTGCTGGTGGAACTGGTCAACCGATAAGCTACGGTGGTGGCTACTACGGCATGGTGCCAGATACCGGTGGTAAGACTGGATCACAGAAGCTGAATGAAGAGATTGCGCAGCGACAAGCTGGTGAGAAGACAACAAGCGATACCGCTGCTGCTACCGCAACACAAGCTGCTGCTGACAAGGAGACAGCATTCCAGGGTAGTAGGCAGACAGCGTATGATGACGCTGTGACAGCGATTGGTAATCAGTTCCGGCAGCAAGGTCTGGACCCTGGCAAGTATTGGGAGTCGGACATCTTGCCTGCTGTGCAGCGGCAGTTTCATTCTGTGCAGGATTTGGACCCGAACCCGAGCGCAGCATTTCCTACTAATCTCGGCGACACCATTCTCAATAACCTCACGAGTGGGCAGCGCACACAGGCAACTAACCAACTGAACCAAACATTCAGTCCCACGTATTCACAGACTGCATTGCCTGATACACTAACTGGACAATATGTTAGTGGTCTGGTGAATGAGCAGTTCGATCCACTGATGGCTGGCTTAACCAATGCGCAGAAGCGTGGCACACTGACTGGTGCTGGCTACCAAGGTGCACTTGATGCACTGAACCAGAAGAAGGCTGCTGCTACCAGCACTGTGCAGAACTTGGGACAGGGCATCCTGGCGA